ATATGCAGAAGTAACAGAGGAAGTTAGAAATGGAAATTATTATTTCATAATAGGAGGAAGTCAGTCAACAGTAGAAAGAGAAGCAGAAACTCAAAAATTATTTACAGTATTAGGACAGCCAGTATTTCAGTCTTTAGCTTCTGTGCTTGACCCAGTAACATCTGCTACATTCTTTAAATGGATATTAAATAGAATGAATTTCCAAGATACTAATCAAGTAATGGAAATGTTAGATATGAACGGTCAACTAAGAAAACTAGCACAACAGCTTGGTATTCAAGACCAAAACTTTGAAGGTTTTAGACGAGATATGATGAATAGATTTATACAACAATCTCCAACAATGGCAATGGAAATGTACAATGAAGCTAGACCTAATTTAGAACAACAATAGAAGGAGGATTTATTTAATGAATTTTGAAGAAGCTCAAAGAGTTGCAGAAAAGAAACGTACATCTAAAAAGCAACAAGAAAGTTTGAAGCGAGAAGCAGTCGAAAAAGAATTAAACGAATGCAAAGAATTTATTAAGACCAGACAGATATTTAAGGACTTAGTAAGTGGTAATGAAGAAAAGTTTAGGAAGTGTATTGATTATTACTTTCTAACACAATTAGTACCAGCAATCAACAGAAACGCTATGTGTAATGCAGATTACATTTCTGGTATGAGAGATGGTATGGAAATGTTTCTAGCTGTAGCAGCAGCTTATGATAATCGTATGAAAAGAATTACAGAACTTAAAGGAGAACTTAAATAATGGCAGAAGAAATTACAAACACACAACCAGTTAATACAAATCCTGTAGACAACAATGTTAATGTAGACCCTCAACCTGCACAACCGCAAGTTGAAGAAAATACTAACCCTGTAAGTGCTACTCAAAATACTACCGAGAATGGGATGGTAGATAACCCAGTAGATAATCCTGTAGTTGAACAACAACCTACGGATGCTACTAATCTTCCAAACGCAGAAGAAGATGTTAATGCTCTTAAAAAGCAATTGGAAGAATACAGATTGCGAGATGAAGAAGTAAGACAACTTAGTGAAAGATTAGGAACTAATAAGGTACCTGATGTTCAAATCTTCGAAGCTCAAAGGAATTTAGATATCCTAGACAATCAAGCTCAACAAGCCTATATTACTTTATGCAATCAGTTCGGAGTTGATTATAGACCTGATAAGATTGAAGCATCTGCTAATGAACTAAAGGCTAAAGACCCACAGAAATTCTATGAGTTACAAAATAGAATTGAGAAGCTTGATAATCTAGTAACTCAAAAGCGTAATGAAGCAAATCAATTCATTAGACAAAGAGAGTTGAACTTGGCATTAGCTAAACATCAACAAATATTAAATGCTAGTCCAATGTTACAACAACAACTAAATTCTTATTTACGTAATGCTAATATAGATAATCCAATGCAACAGATAGATATGTTTGTTGATATGGCACAAGCTGTACAGCGTGAAGCATTTGAATATGGTAAGATATTTGCTCAACAGGAAAGTTTAAAACAGCAACAAAATCCTAACACAGTATTAAATAATACAGTAATGGCAACTAACCAAAGCTATTCAGGGCAAGCTCCTAAAATATTTACTAGAGCTGAAATTGCTAATATGTCACAATCTGAATTTGAGAAGTACGAAAAAGAAATTGACCAAGCAGTAAGAGAAGGTCGAATAAGATAGGAGTGAAACATTATGACAGCAATTGACCCAGTAAATGATTTTTCTAATTCAGGATTTATCCCAGAAATTTATGCTAAGAAGTTAGCAAGAGAAGTTAAAAAATATACACAATTCATTGAAAGAAACTGTAACAGAGAATGGGAAGGTAACCTATAATTTTGCCTTCCGACTAAAAACTCCGCTAAACGGGGAAGCCCTTCAAATCATTGGGTAATCCCGTACCAAGTTATATAGGCAACTATATAGTACGGTCTAACGACTAGAGTTGAAACTCACTGAGTTAATAATTACTCCACGAATACGGGGGATTGGATGGCAATTAATCCAGTCAAGATATAGTCTGAACTAACAGGATGATAAACTGTTAGATGTATAGGATAAAGAGCCTATACGATAACACAATGGAAATTAAAGCATTTGGCGATAAGGTTAGAATTTCTCTTCCTAATGCAGATAATGTAACAGTAGCTATTACAGCAGATACAACTGATGTATGTCCTGTACCTGGTAAAGTAAGTCCTACACAAAAAACTTTAGAGATTAACAACATCGCTACATTTTCTTTGAAGTTCTCTGATGTAGACCAAGTACAATCTCAATACAATTTATTAGATGGTTACTCTGCAATTGCTATGCAAAAACTTGGTGACTTAAAAGACAAACAAGTTATGGTAGCTTTAATTAAAGCAGTAACTAATGCAGATAATATGATTGGTAAAGCAGCAGCTCCACAAGCTGTAACTAAAGACGATATCTATGATTACTTAGTAGATGCTAGAGTTGCGTTAACAAATGCAGGTGCATTAAACGGAAATGGCTTCTATTCATTCAAAGGCAACCAAGAAGAAATGGAGTTCTTAGCTCCAGTTTACACTTGTACTCCTAAAGTATTTGGTTTGATGTTGAAGTCAACTCAATTAACTCACCCAACAGCTAACGCAGACCAAGTAATCGAACGTGGTCAAAAATCTAGGATGGCTGGTTTTGAAATCGACCAAGATACAGTATTGACTACAATTACAGCTACTGAGGTTACTGGTCTTGCAGAAGGTGCTCAAATTGGTATTGCAGCTACTAAGATGGCTGTTACATATGCTAACCAATACACTAAAGTAGAAAAACTTCGTGACCCTGATTGCTTTGCTGATATCGTAAGAGGCCTAGAGTTATATGGTTTTGCAGTAATTCACCCAGAATGCGCTGTAATTACTTACTTTACTTTAGCTTAATGATTTCGCTATAGGGGAAGTTAAATCTCCTATAGCTCTTATCGTAACAAATTGGAGTTTATAAATGGCTGGTAAAACTTATTTTGATTTATGTAATGAAGTATTAACTGAACTATTTTATGAAAAAGCTAGTACTTTTGAAGAACTATCTGAATTAACAGAAGGTATAAAAGTTAAACAAGATTTGAATAGTGCATTAACTTTAATATGTAATAGTGAGAATAGTCCTTGGGCTTTTAGAGAATGTGAATACTTTTTATCATTAGTACCAGATGTTTATGAATATGAAGCTCCTAATGGATTTATAGATTATTTAAAATATAGAGATGTACCTATTGTTTTAGGCTATGAAGAAGAACATAAATACTTAGCTCCTGCTAAAGGTATGCCTACTTCTTATTGGATGGATGAAGGTATAATTAAATTATATCCTATGCCAGATGAAAGTCAACTAGGTAGATTAATAAAAATAAAATTCTATACAAATGATTTTGCTAAGAATGCTTGCGGAGTTTATAAGCCTCTAATGGAATTAGAATGTGATGAGCCAATTATTCCAGCACATCATAGAGATATTCTTAAATGGAAAGTTTGTGCAGATTGGAGAGGTTCTCTTAATGATGCTAAAGCAGCTTTCTATGAAAAGAGATTTAGAAAAGCATATACAAATTTAGTATGTGACCAAAGATTAACTCTAGACAATAGAGCTGGTTTTAATATTATGCCTCCAGCTAATTCTGCTAACTCTGCTATTCTAAGAGCATTCTACAATCCAAGAACTAATAAATTAATTTAGGAGATATTAATGGGTGCTACTGTTAAATATTATAATCTAACAGGAGGACTTAATACTGTACAAGGTATAGGAACTATTAACCAATCTAATAAACGTACAGAAAGTCCTGATATGAAAAACGTTGAGTATTATAAACTAGGTGGACTAAAGTCTATGAAAGGTAATACTCAATTTGCTAATACATTACCTAGTCAAGTATCTTTGGGTTTTGAATATGTATATGGTAATAATAAATATATGGTTGTTACTACAGTAGATGGTACTCTATATATTTATGATAAAATAACTAACACATTCAAAGAGATATTCAAATTTAAAACTCCAACATCAAGACATTCAATATGTACATTTAATAATGGTATTGTTGTTTCAAATGGAGTAGATGATTTATTATTCTATCAATATGGTAGACATAATTTATTATCAGGTACAATTACAACATCTACAGAAAATAATAGCGTTACAGGTACTAGTACAGAATTTACAACTCAATTATCTGTAGGTGATTATATAGAAATTAATTCTGTTAAATATAAAGTTATAGAAATAACTAGTGATACAGAATTAAGAATAGAGCCTACTCCAACAGAAGCAGTAACTGATAGTAATTATTACTTATCAGATATATCAGAGCTTAATGCTGTATATAAAAATTCAGATGACCCTAATATATCTAAGCCAGTAAGAGGATTAGCTTTACAATCTTATCAAGGTAGAATATTTGTAGGTGGTAATGATGGTATTCTCTATTATTCAGAAGTTGGTTTAATCCATGGATGGGATTTAAAATATGGAGCTGGAGCTATTCCTTCGTTCTATGATGATAACTCTGATTTTACAGCTTTTGGATTATGGGATAAATATTTAATCATATGTAAAAGAGAACGCTCTTATATACTTGATGGAACAGATGCTGATACAACTAATTGGACAGTATCACCTTATTCAGATTTTACTTGTGATAGTCAACAATCTTGGTTAGTAGCTAATAACTCTTTCTTAGTATATACTAGAACTGGTGGTGGTATATATCCATTACTACAAAGAACAATATATAATGCAAACTATCAAGGAAATGATTTATCTGTTAAGATAAGAGATAGTTTTGAATATGTAAATACAGCTAAGTTCGATTATATATTTCCTGTCTATGCTCCTAAGAAAAAGTATATAATGTTTTATATACCAATGCTAATGGGAGTAGGAAGTAACTATTGTTTTATATTTGATATACAAAGTAAGACTTGGTTATTGAGAGTTGTACCACAAGATGTAACAGTTGCGTTTAGGTATAATAACGAAATATATATAGGAACATCTGATGGTAAAGTATTAAAAGAATTTTCATCTCTAACATTTGATGGACAACCTATTGAATGGTATTGGAAATCACCTTGGTTCTCTTATGGAGAAGGTAGTAATCATTTATCTACTAGAGAATTTAGAATTAATATAGCAGAAGAAAGTACAAACAGGTTCCACGTAAGAAATCGTAGAGATGGTAAAGATGCTTATAATACAAGAGCTGTATCAAATAACCTTGATAGCTTTATAGGTTTAGTATGGGATGTAGACAATGAAGAAAATAGTTTAACCGATACTACTTGGGATAATGATAGTTGGGTAACAACTTCACATATTGTCAAAAGATTTCCATTACCTAAACAATATTTTCAAACTACTCAAATAGAGTTCTATGGGAACGCAGTAGATGAAGGTATGAGTATTTATGGATTTGAAATAGATGGAATACAATTGGAGGAAGTACCTTGGAACTAGAGAAGTATAATATATTACAAGTTGAATGGACACCAGCATATAATAAAGAAATTACAGAAATATATAGAATGTTAAAAGACCAAGAAAGAAAGATATTTGATTTATCTTGGTATGATATGGGTGGAGATATATTAAATTATCTTGAAGGTATGATAAAGAAGAGTGCTGTATTTATTGTATCTAAAGATGATGATATATGTGCATTCTTCATCCTAGAAAATCCTAGAATGTTTAAAGATATTATAATCCGTACAGATGTTCATACAGCAGTACGAAAGAAATACTGGGGTAAACAATCTAGAGATATAATGAACTTGTTTAAATCATATTTATTAACTAACTATAAAATTAAAAAGCTAATAGCAAGTGTGCCTCAATGTGGATATGGAGTTATTAAGCTTCTCAAAGATATAGGATTTAAACACGAAGGTACAATTAAACAAGCTCTATTATTCAAAGATAAAAATGATATACCTAAATTTTATGATGAATTAATTTACAGTTTTACAAATGAGGATTTATAAATATGTCTAAGACAGTAGAACGACCAATGTATGAGGAGTTAGCTGATACTCCTTGGATAACTAGAAATAGAGAACTAAATGAAAGTTCTTATAATAATTTATTGAATTCTCTTGATAATCTAAATAGATTTACAGATAGAGATTTAAACCAATATCAAACAGTAGCAGACCAATATACTCAATCAATGTGGAATGATTTGAATAGAGGTTATCAGCAAGCTGTCAATAATAATATAGCTAGAGAGCAAAATAGATTAGGAACTACTGGAGCTTCTTCTGGTTTATATAATACAAATACTTTGCAAAACAATTACAATGACCAAGCTGCTAGATTAGCAAGTCAAACAGCATCTCAATATCAAAACTTAATCAACAATGAATACAATAGAAGATTATCTAATACTAACCTTTACAACAGTTTGTTCAATACTTCTGGTGATACTACTCAAGCTAATGATATAGCTAATTGGCAAATTAGAAACACTAATAAAGATAGACAATGGCTTAATGACGTAGATGAAAATAATAATACTGGATGGAACTGGTTTGCTAATGTTAACAAAGGGGCTTTAGAAGGATTTAGTGAAGGTATGAAAACTGGTAATCCTTGGGTTGGCTTAGCAGGTGCTATAGCTGGTAGCGTAGGTGCATCTGGTACTACTCAAAATACTGGTAATAGTTCGGTAAATTCGAACAGTTCAATAGATTGGAATAACATAGCGAATGGAATAAATAAAATAAAAAATTGGTGGAATACTAGAAATGTAAATGGTACAGATTATAACTCTTATCTAAATAATAATTACTATTTAGGTTCTAGTGGTATAGGTAACTATGGTTTAAGTACAAGCGATTTACAAGATATACTACCTAATGGTGGTAGATTTTCTTGGCAATAATAAGGAAATAATATGGCGTTCAATATAATAGATAATATTTATGATATGTATACTAAGAGATTTCCTAATGCTTCATTAGATAATTTTCTTACATATATTAAACGTAATCATCCTAATCAATACAAATATGCTCAACAGTTAGTAAATAAAGCTAGAGATTATAAAGTAGCTACAGAGCAAGAAGTAAAAGATTTTTTAAAAGAAGCTCCACAAAAAGCCGAACAGAAAGCTACTGAATTTAAAAAAGCTATAGATACAAAAGCTAAGCAAGCTAAACAAGTAATTAACAATAATGCTAAAGCAGTAACAAATAATGCTAAGACAGCAGTAAAAGGTACTGTTAATAATCTAACCAAGAATGCAGTATCAATGGAGCAAGCTCTAGCTAGAGAAGGTCTAACGAAATCTGCACAAGCTGGAACAAAAGCAGCAGCAAGTGCTGGAGCTAAAGCTGGTATTAAAGGTGCAGTAGGTTCTATAGCTGGTCCAGTAATATCTGGTGCATTAGCATTACCTACAACAATAAAAGGATTAACAGATGAAAATGCTACTCCAATAAGTAAAGCATACGACCTATTAGGATTAGGTTCTGCAGTTGGTATAGGTGCTGCTCCTGGATTATATAAGATACCTGCGTTTATGGGTTCTGTATTATTTCCTATGGCTTCTAATGTTATGAGAAATGATAACGGAGATGGTACACCCGATATAAATAATAATAGTTCTAAACCATTAACTCCAGAAGAAAGACAACGTATTGCAAATAATGCAGATGCTACACTTCTTCAAGCTCAACAACAATCTAATGAAATGCAAGATGCTATAAACTGGTACGATAATTATAATAATCGTATGCAGAATAATTTAAATAGCGCAATTAATGATACATTAAATCTAAGACCACCAACACAGTCATTAACATCTATTAATAGACAAGGTAATACAAATTATCCTGTAACTAATTTACCACCTATTAATGGTCAATCTAACGCGTCTAATAATAATTCAAATAATATGGTAACTAATAATATGAATAATACTACAAATAATCCTCAATTTAATAATAATGTTAATAACTTATTAAATAATATTCAAGCATTATCTTCTTATACAAAAGGTATACAACAAGGTAATCAACTTCCAAACTTGGGAGTAACTCCAGAAGAACTTACAGCTTATCAAAATGCTTTAGAAGTCTATGGTAAAAATGTAAGTCAAGCTAATAAAGATATTGAAGCATATAAGCAAGCTTTACTTCGTGACCAAAATGTAAATAGTATGATAAGAATAATGGGTAGTGCTGGTAATGTAATATCAAATCTACAACCTAAACAGAATATGTATACATTTAATCAGAAAGGTCAGTTCGTTGGAGTAGGTGCTCCTGATGCTACTAATTATAATGATGCTGTAGATAGAGCTATTAAAACTCCTGGTATGAGTGATAGGATTAGACAGCAATATGAATTAAATGAAATGATACGAAAGAATGAATCTGAAAACGCTACAAGATTTGCAGACCTATTAGCTAATGCTAGATTAAGCAATGAAACTGGTTTACCTATTCAAGTAGTTAAATCTATGAATGCTGATAACTATTTAGATTATATTCAACCAATTCAAGATAGAAATACAAAAGCGCAAGAAATAGCACTTACTGGAGTAAGTAATTTAATTCAAGATGCTCAACAACAAGATGCAGACTTTGCTAAAGCTATGGCTATAGCTGATATGGGATATACAACAGAACAATTAAAACAATTAAATGAAAATCAAAGAGCAGTATTAGAAACTAATCTTAAAGCTCAAATGAATGCTTTAGATAATTCTACTAAAATGAAAGCTATGCAATTAGCTGGATATAATCAATTAGAATTAGAGAAATTAAGACAACAAGACCCTAATGCGTACTTAAGAGCGCAAGGACAAATACTACAAGCAGCAGCATTATTTGGTGGACAAGCTGGAGCTACTGGTCAATCTGTATTATTAAACCTATTAAATAATGTAGGTATTGGTAATGGTCAACAGAATGATTTAGGTGGTATCGTTAATAATTATATGCAAAACGTATTTAAGTAAGGATTAATAAATGGTTAATAAAAGAGAACAGGCTATATCTGGTGCTTTAGAAATGGGTGCTAATATAGAACAAATTAATAACGGTTTAATTAATGCTGGACAAAAACCTTTATCTGAATACGAAACAACACTAATCAATAGAGATAGATATGGTCAGAACTTATTAGAAAGATTTGCTTCTGGTGCTAAAGATTTTGGTTCTGGTCTATCTTCTCTTGGTGGTGCTGTATTCCAATATAGAGACAATTCTATATTTAGAAATTATATAAATAGACAAGCTGGTAATTATCTTAAAGACGTAGTAACTGGAAATACAAATCCTTATGAAGATTTTGCTAATTTAGTTTTATCTCCTTATGGAACTAATGTAAAAGACTTAGCGTCTAATCCAGTACAAGGAATAAAAGATATAGCATATAATGCAGCAGCAGACCCATTTAATGCTGTGTTAGATATAACTACATTAACTCCTAAAGGTGCTGTAGCTAATATAGCTTCTAAATTAGATATACCAATTGTTAATGATATACGTAGAGTTATACTTCCTACTGAAAGAGAAAAACAAGTTAACAACCTAATCAATCTATCATCTACTTCAACAGCTAAGGATAGAATAAATATATCTAAAGAATTAGAAAACATAGCATTAGATACAAATGTTAATCAAGCTGTTAAGAACTTAACACTAGGTACTATAACTCCAGAAAGTAAAGAAGTTACTTCTAAGTTAAAAGCATTTGCAGAAAAAGCAAATAAAGAAATGGTAGACTTAGGAGTAGATGCTGGTGAAGCCAAGAAAGTAGCAGTAGGTCAATTTGTTTTAGAAAACTTAGACCCTAGACGTGATAAACAAATCTATCTACAAAATGTACAGAAAGCTATAGATAATCCTACAGTAGATAATCTTAAAGCTATAGGATTAGATAAGGCTAGTGATTTAACTAAATTAGTTGAAGATGGTTCTAAAGCATTTGATGAAGGTAGAATATTTCCTATTACTCAACGTGGTATAGTTGGAGGATATAATCAATCATTAGTAGATTTAACTGATGTAGGTAAAGGTTTATCAACTCAAAGAACTTATGGTTATGCTACTCCTGATAAGGTTGCTTCTTACTTAGATAAATCTTACGGACAACTATTTAAAGAAATTGAAACAGCTAAGTTAGCTCAAAACAATATAGAAGAATTAGCTAGTAAGTTTGGTCGTGGTATAACACCTGATGAAGTAAATAAGATAGCTAAGAGTGAAGTTATTATATCTCCTACAGAATTTAAAGACGGAGTTAAAACTTTATTCAATACTGGTAAGCAATCAGAACTAGGAACATATACTAAAGAGTTCGCTAAAGGTGCTAGTAAATCTAGTTTAAGTAAATATGCTAATGATTTATATGTTGTAAATAAGAATGATTTAAGAGCTCTAACAAATGCTACAGCAAGATATGATGTGGCTACTCCTACTGGTAAAATAATACAAGCAGCTAGACCTATTATGGGAGCATTCAAAGGTTCTGTGTTAGCTAAAGTACCTTATGTAACTGGTAATAGAATAGGTAACTTATCATTAGGTGCTATTGGTGGAGCTGATTATTTAACAGCTTTAAAACCAGGTAATATAGAAAAGTATATACCAGACTATTTAAAATTCTCAACTTCATTCCACGGTTTAAATCCTGGATTTGAAAGTTCAAATATTGTAAATACATATAAAGATACAACAAGAAACTTAAAGAGAGGATTTCAAGAATTAACAGATAGTAATTTATCTCCAAGTGAAAGAATAGCTGGTGCTGGTACAATGATTAAAGCAGCACAAGATTATGCAGTAAGACCTTTATTCCAATCTGAAAGTACATTAGAATTAATTGATAGAGCTGCTGTATATTTTAATGAAGCTAAGAAATATGCTAGACAAACTAATACTACTATGGAAGATGTATTAGATAAAGCATTAACAGATAAAGAACTACAAAGAAAATTGATTGGAAATGTAAATAATATATTAGGTGATTATATTGGTAGAAACAATTATATTAATCCTAATGCTTATGAATTAATGTCTTTAGCATTTCCATTCCATAAAGTAGTTACTACATCTAAAGATGTTTTAATAAATCAACTTAGAGATAACCCATTAAAAGTTCAAGCATTTGCTAGAATACCAAGTAGATATGGAAATCAACTAGAAGCTATGGATGAAGAAATAGGAGGACAACCTAGAGATAATGATATAAGAGGTGGTCTTGTTATTAATCCAACATATACTAAGAGAGAACCAGCATTGAAAGTATTTAATGACTATAATCCTTTAATAGCTCCTTTTGAAACATTACAATCTATTATAGGTCCAGAAGTTAGACAAGGAGAAGGAACTGGATTAGCTGGTGCTATGAACTTAATAGGTGGTAACTTAAATCCTATAGGTGGTATATTTAATATAATGAAAGGATTAGACCAATATGGTAATCCTGTAGTTGGTCCTAATACTTATACAGTAGGTAACAAGGTTATCACATTAGATAATAATGGTAATAGACTAGAACAACCATCACCTGATGTACTTGGAGCTATGACTGGATATATAGGAAGGAACTTCTTACCAGCAGCTACTTTCTATAACCAAACAATAGGACCAGTAATAGGTCAATTATCTGGTAAAGGTTTTTATCAACCAACTAACAGAGCATTATTTGGAAGTATAGGACCTGATACTAATATACCATTATTAATAGAAGGTAATACTAATAAAGCTCCTATTAAAACATTAAGAGATTTAACTAGACAACAACTTGGATTTAAAACTAGAGATGTTTACTATCCATATACTCCTAGATTAAATACTTATGATTTAGAAAGTGCTCTTAGAAAAAGAAGTAGAACAGAAATGTTATTAAGAAATAGAGGTTATTAATATGGTTTGGATAATTCCTAATACATTTATAGCTGGTACAAAAGCTAAAGCTAATGAAGTTAATGAAAACTTTACAAGTGCTAAACAGTTTATGGATAATCTAGAAACTGAACAAGCAACTAATACCGCAAATATCTTACAACTTGAACAAAATAAAGCAGACCTTAACGGTAACTTTGAGCAAAGATTTCAAGTAGCTGATGCAACTAATTCCTTTGATGCTATCAATAAACAAACATTACTCAACTTAGTTAAGAATACACAAGAAGTTATTAAGGGATTTGTTCTAAGTAAGTTTAATGATACTACAGTATCTGCAACATCAGGAAGTTGCTACGACAGTACATTTGAATATATGATTACAAGTACAACTTCTTTATCTAAGACACAAGAGAATTTAGGTAATGATGCTAAATATTATGTATATGTTTGTGCTGATAAAGATACTGGTAACTGTGAATTAGTTATATCATTAAGTAATACAACTCCTGAATTACCTAGTGGATTTGAATACTATAGACAGTTAGGATATTTTACTACTGATGATGAAGGTAAAATAAATAGAGTAATATCTAATGAATTATATAATTTTGCAAATGTAGTTATGTTACCTGATTATTCTAAAGCTTCATCTAGAAGTGCTGGTACTACTTATACTGTTACAGAGCCTGGATGGATTAGTTGTAGCTTACAGATAAATCCTAACGGTAGTGTAACTAGAGGAGTTAGTTTTAGTATTAATAATAAAGTACTTATGAATTGCTACCCTTGGAAATATAATGATAGTAACTCAATATATATACCAGTATCTATAGGTGATACTTATGTATTATCGGGTGATACTGGAAATATAGCAAATCTTTTTTATTATTTTATACCTTTTAAAAACATAGGAGCTTAATATATGGTTTGCAATAATGATAGATTAGTATTAGAAATAAATCAAGGATGTCCTAGAGGATTTGGTTTTACTCTTAATCAGAAAGTATATAATCAAGAGGATGATACATATACTAAAGAGCCTGTAGATTTAACTGGACTTACTATTAATGTTCAAATTAAACGTGCTCCTTATGTTACCCTACCAGCTTTAATAGAGAAGAATATAACAGAAGTAGAGGATGCTACACAAGGAGTAATAACAGAACCTACTAATGGTAAGTTTACATTACAAATAACAGAAGATGATAGTGTTAAACTAAATCCTGGAGAGTATGCTTTAGTAATTAATATGGTCGACAAAGATACTCTAACTCATCTAAGTGGTGATGGAAATAATTATGCAATATATAGAGTATGCTATCAATAAGGAGTAAAAGATATGCCATTAAATAATGATAATAATGATAAAAGTTGTAAATGCACAACACCAGAATATGAACTAATTCTTAATGAACAAGGTCCTCAAGGTAGACAAGGTGAAAAAGGAGATGCTGGTTTTACTCCTATTATATCTGTTAAAGATAATACACCTAGTAACTATACATTAAATATTCTTACACAGGATGGACAAATAACTACTCCTAACTTAAAAGCTAACTTACCAGCAGGAGGAGCTACTGGACAAGTATTAACTAAGAATAGTGGAGAGCAAGATGATTGTTCTTGGCAAAACTTACCAGCTTCTACAATAGAAACAGAAGGTATAGCTAGACTAGCTACTCCATCAGACTTTGAAACTACAGAAGATACAGAAGCAAGTGATAATACTATAGTAACACCAGCATTATTTAATAGTGAATTTAAAAAACAATCTGCTAATTTTGTAACTACAAATACTGAACAAACAATAACTAGTAAAAAGACTTTTATGTCTGATGTAACTATGAGGGATGATATTAGATTACAAAACAACATAGTAAACTATAACACAGTTGACGGTATAAAACCTAATATAATAAAACATGTCCCTGGTAATAACACTATAATATTAGGTGAAACCCAAGCATTTACATCTGAAACTTATAAAAATTTGGGTATTGAGATACAATTTGATAATTTAGATAATGATGCTGGTATATATACTCATAGAGATGGTAACAAATATCCACTATTAGATAGTAGTAATGTAAACGCTGGTAATAACATTATAATAGATAAATCATCTACTGGTATTACTATTAGCTCTACTGGTGGTGGACAAGTCCCTGAGGATGTAGCGCTTAAAAGTGCCGACCAAACTTTTACTGGTCATAACTATTTTAATGGACAAGTTAACTTTAATGGTACTGTACAATTTACTAACCAACAAGTAAATATACCTAAACTCTATAGTTCTAATAAAATTACAGGGGCTAACATTAGTCTAGATAGTGCGGGACAATCTTTCAAATTCCCTTGCGAAAAAGGTACTATATCTCTTAGTGCTACATCTGGAGATGAGGCTGGTACATCCGCTGGATTATATATTACTGGAGCTGGTATAGATAACAAACGTTTATTAACCGAAGGAGAAACCTATACACTCCCTCCTGCTACAGCAGATACATTAGGTGGTATTAAAGTAGGTGAAAACTTAACCATTACAGAAGATGGTGTATTGAATGCTACAGGAACTACCCCATCTAATATGGTAACTACTGATACAGCACAAACTATTACTGGACAAAAAGTATTTAGAAATAGTTTTGTTACCTCTGATGGTACTGCGACAACAGGTAATAGAGTATTAATTAATAACAATAGAATTGACTTAATAAACAATGTGGGAGTAGCTGCAAAGATAGACACCGAAGGTATTGACTTAAGAGGGGGAATTAACAGCTCTGGATTATCACTACAAAGTTCATCTCAATTAGTAAGTTTTGGACAAACTAATACTCCAATGAGAATATATGCATCCCAATTAGAACGATATAGTAATGCTAATGATAATGGGGCTATTATATTAGATGCTAAAAACTTTTCAACTGTAGCTCCAACTGGTAATCTAAAATACTGGACAGGTACAGAAACAGCTTACACAGAAATAGCTACTAAAAATGCTGATACATTATATAGAACAACAGATACTAATAAAGTATATCTAGGTACAATACAAATAGGAGGAAATACATAATGGCTTGTAAAAAAGGTAAAAAGAAAAAAATAAATAGAGGGTATTAAGAGACGATTTAAGATGGGTTAAATATTAGTAGGATAAAATATATTTGAAAGTATTTTATCCCTTCTTAATACGTTAGTTATACCCCTTAGAATTAATATTTAATTATAGGAGATAAATATGAAAACAAAAACATTTATTACTTTATTAGCAGTAGGTGGAATATTATTACTAGGTAATTATTCTAAAGCAGAAGAAGCTACACAAGATGTAGTAGTAGAACAATCTGGTGGTATATTACTTAAGACTCAACGTCAACAGAAAACAGATAATACTCATCAAAAAGTTGTTATTAAGAAATCAGGTGGTATTATAGTTATTATCCAACGTAATATTAATAAAGTAGTTAGAGAGGATAAAGTAAATGAGTAATAAGTTTGTAGAGTTCTTTAAAAATTTATTTAAGAAAGCAGATGGATTTAGAGAAGGATTAGAAAATAAACTAGCAGATATTCTAGATAAAATAGACGATAGTGAAAAAGTTGATGAAGCAGAAAAGAAATTAATTGAAGGTGCTATTAACTATGCTTTAGAATATTATGGAGTTAAGAATGTACCTGCTGGAGTTACAGAAGCTATTAGTGGGGGATTAGTTGATAGCTTGGGAAAGTTGAACAACAAACTTCAAACTCAACTACGAAAGTAATAGCTGATAAAGACAATAAGAAAATAGATTTTAATATTAAACCATATAGTCCTTATGGGCGGAATGGTATATGGGCAACATTTACAATGAGGATATAAGGATTGCATCCTTCCAATAAAATAAATTTTATTTAAAATTGGATTAATTTTTGGAGAAAATTAATTATGATTAATATTGATAAACTTGATAAACGTAAAACATATATAGTTTTAGAATACGGTACTTCTGCTGTTAGTAAGCTAATACAAAAACTTACTAAAGACTATTATCCTAAAGCTAAGAGAATACCATCACACGTTCTAGCTCTTGTATATGAAGATAAAGTCTGGAGAATATATGAGAGCCATATGAAAGCAGAAGATGAGTTTGGTATTCTTAGCGGAGTTAGAACATATCGCTATGAAATATTTAAAGAAGCATTCCCTAGTACCGATAAATACGGAGTTGTTTATCCTTGTAGGTTTAACAAGAAAAGACTTAAGGATTTATTAGGTCAACCTTATGGTATTGGAGATATAGCTGCTTTACTTAGAGTAGGTATTACTAAGAAGAATGGTACTCAAAAAGACCGTAAAGGTTATATATGTTCTGAATACTTAGCTGTTTGTTGCGCTAAAGTTAGAAGATATTTAAAACTAAAATCTCATTGTATTACTCCTATTCATTGGTTAAAATACTTAGAAGAAAATAATATTAAACCTATTCTTTAATTCTTTAACTATCCCTTCCTAGAGAGGAAAGAAAGAAATATATAAAGAAAGAAAGAGAGAGGGTTTCCCTTAGTGGATTTAAAAAAGTCATAAAAAAATCTACACGCAGAATACTCTACCTGTAGTGTCTATCCTCTCTTAATATTATTAATAGCGATTAACCTATCGTTATTAGTAGGGTTGCAAGCAACGTATTAAACTTTGAACTATCCCTATCCTGTCGAGTTCTATTACCATTATAACATACTTTTAATTATTTGTCAAGTGTTATGATGAAGTTTTGTAACAAATAATACTTTAGTTGGAGGTTACAAATGGTAAATATTTTTGATTTGTTATGCGGAATAAATACAATTATTCTTCTAGGAATATGTATAGTATATTTTAAAAAGAACTATGTGATTATGGATATGGATAGTTACAATACTATAGTTGATTACGTTGAACAAACTAAAAATAAAGAAAATGAAGTACCAGAACTAGAAGGTGGTACTGGGTTCTTTAGAGAATATATTGATGATGAAGATGATGATGAGTAGTTACATCATCCAATTAACTACGTTAATTTATGGAGGTGATGCCACAGTGTTTAAACAAATAGTTATTCATTGGACCGCTGGTAATTACTACCCTAGTGAATTAGATAAACAACACTATCATTTCTTAGTTGATAGAGATGGTAAAGTATATATAGGTAAATACAAACCATCCGATAATCTTAATTGTACAGATAATAAATATGCTGCACATTGTGGAGGTGGTAATACTGGTCGTATAGGTATAGCTATATGTTGTAGAAAAGATTATGCTACTCAACCTAAACCACAACAAATAGAAGCTCTATGTAAAGAGTGTGCTAGACTATGTAAAGTCTATGGATTAAAGCCTACAGATTGTATTACCCACGCAGAGTTTGGACAATCCCATCCAAAGACTTCCTCTTATGGAAAGATAGATATAAACTACATTCCTAATCCTGGAGTAGAAGGTATTAAAGAATGTGGAGATTATTTAAGAAATAAAATTAATTGGTACTATTCTAAGCTAAATTAATTCTAAGGCTATTAGAATACGTTTTAACAAGAGTTAATATTTAATAGGATAATTTATATATAAAAGATGTTTAACCTAGCTTAAAATTAATCCTAGCTATCTTAAATTTAATATTTATATATTTAATAAAATGAAAGATGAAGAAATGGATAAGAATACTAAAGATAAAATTGATGAGATATTAAATGAAATTAAAGCTATGAGAAGGGATATAGATGATTTAAAGAGGTTTAAGAACAGAGTTCTTGGAGGATTAGCGGTCTTTGTTATCTGTATTCAAACTATGTGTAGTTATATATTTAGATAAACTCGTGTAAAAAAAGTGGAAGAATAGATAATATGTTGTACATAAATTGTGTATAGTGTGTAAATAGTATAATATAATATCTAGTAAGTATAAATTATTTATAATTGGTGTATGTATACACAAAATAAAACCCGCTTGGATTAATTTCCTTGCGGGTATTTTTGTAATTAACTATTTAATTTTTTGTAAATCTCTTGTAAGACTTCTTCATTTGATTTATCTTTACTTACTCCTTTGAGAACTACATTACGTTTTGTTAATGTACTAACAGCAGAGATAGTAACAGATTTACCATCTGGTTCTTGCATTACAGCTGCTAAGCATTTCATTCTCATAATATCATCTACTAAACTTGGTATATCTAACATATTAATCCTCCTTACTACTATTATAAACTACTTCTAAATTATTAATATAATCTATAGCTTGTTTAATAAGGTAGATAACAAATTTAAAATCGTTATCATCTTTATTATCTTTCTTTTTTATAGTATAGATTAAATCATATTTGTTTTTATCTATAGGTTCTTTATCTAGGATGATGTATTTATTTTCTTTAAGTACCCATTTCCTTCTATAGTTTAAATCTGTTAGTAATAGTTCTATATACTTAGAAGGTTCTCCACTACTTACTGTTATATCATACTCCTTATCTAACCAACTTGTAAACACTATCATAGTAAACCTCCTATCGTTATTCCTATTCCTAATCCTATGAATAAACCGATACTTATTCCTTCTATAAATACTATCGTTGTTAATCCTCGCATAATGGTAAAGCCTTATATCCTCTTTCAAATTCCTTGGATGGTTTAGTTGCGTATGCCATCATTATCCTTGTATAGAAATGTGCTATATGGTCATCATCTGTATTACCTATTTCAGCCATAAATAAATGGGTTAGAGCGTGGTTTAGATGGTCTTCTTCTGGTATTAATCTCCAATTGTTTAATTTATATCTACCTATACCATACTCCATAGTCCTAGCTATCATTAAGAGTATATCTCTTTTTTGCTTATTTTCTTTATCCCATATAAGTCTAGCAGCCATATCATCTTTATCTATATCTCCATTTATATAGTCTAACACAGGTACAGCTAATTCCCAATAATCACTAAAGAGACCATACATAAAAACAGGGTCTATTAGATGGAATGCTCCTATTGCTTTAGATTGTTTACCACCTAGTTCATTCTCTACTATGGGAGCATCTGGTCCTACATTAAAATTACATTCACACATTTATTTATTCCTTCCTTAATTGTTTAACATATAAATAAGCTACATATCTTTTAAGTAGAGTATTATTCACAGACTTATATCTAGCACTAAACATTATCATAGAATAGAAATAGTTGTATAGATTAAATAAGTTATACCCTTTATATATTCTAGGTTTAATCATTAGGTAACTCGTTATAACAGTCTGAACAAATAAATAAATATGGAGTATTATCATCAGTAACAAACTCTGATTTGAGTTTAAATATAAATGATGGTTCTTCTATTTGTTCTAAACACATAGTACATTTATGTGGATATCTACAATCTCTTTCATACATTGATTTAGTTCTTCTAAGTTTCTTAGCTTTTAAAGCATCTGCAAATATTTTATCTTCTATTCTATCCATTATTTTTCTACCTCCTGTAATGCTGCTCTAAATAATTTAGTATCTTCTTCTTCAAACTCATAGTCTTGTAACATAGTTCTTAGAGTTCTCTTAGCTATCTCTAGTTTATGTAGAGCTCCGACTACCATATAAGATAAAGTCTTTTTATCTTTATTCATTAGTTCTTTAACCATATCATTTACATTATTCATTAGGTATTCTCCTTTATCCATTATTCTTTCTCATCCTCCAATTGTTTTCTACAATCCTCTTTAATATCTATAGCTAATTGTTCTAATCTTACAGCTACCTCTCGTAGAGTTTTCTTATCTATATCAGTTATAGGTAGAGAATAGTCTGTAGATATTCCTATCTTCCCCATAAAAGGAAAGCATATATGGATATCCCAACAATCTTCATCAATGTTTTCTATTACCGTAACTTTAGGACTAGAGTATTCTAATACATAACTCCTAATAAGAGTTGTATATAACATATCTTCTATTACTAGATAATCTATTTGCATTTATCAACCTCTTTCATTTCTTTAAGTATCTTATTATACTCTACTTGATTTACTATTGTAGCACATCTAAGATTATAATTTAAATCTTCATTGGTTAAACCATAATCGTGGAATAGATTTATAACATCTTGACTAGATAAACAGTCTCCTTTATCATCTATTAATTCTTGATACTTCTTATCTCCAAAGTTAGGAATACCTTTATAGTTATCTGCTGTATCGCCTACTAATACTTGATAGTATAGATGTTGTTCAGCATCATTCTCTTCTATCTTCTCTATTATATCATTGTTATTTAAATCTCTAAAGAAGTTACAAGGTACAGAATAGAAATCTTTATCTATAGATACTATAACCTTTTGATATTCTGATTTATAATTCTTATCTTCAAATATAATTCTACAAGTATCATCACCTTCTAGATAAGGCAAGCTAGTAAATCCATATTTATCTCTAATAAGATTATATACATATTGATATATTTCAGGTTTAGGTTTTCTATTAGCTTTGTATTGAGGGAATAATATTTTTCTAAAGTTCTTTACATCACCTACTACAAGCTCAAACTGTTTAGTATTTAAAGTCTTACAAAGTCTATCTATATTATCATCTATATATTTTTCAGCTAAAGAAATATCATATCCTTGATAGAATATCTTAGGATTAGTTTTATCTTGTATTAATTTCTCACAATGAGATAATGATTTATATAGATAACTTTCAATATCAATAATTAAATAGTTAATCATTTACCAACTCCTTACTAAAGGTATAAACAATATGAGTATTAATAGATATAAGTATATCAACTGTTTAACACCTCATTAAGTTTATGTGCTAAATCTAACCTATCCTTTTTATCTAAGAGGTTATATATATATATATCTACTCTAGGATTTTCTATATTAACCTCACCATTCATTTGAACTACTAGAGGAAGTATAGAACTCTTATCATCTGGTATCTTACCACATTCAGTAAGAGCATCTTCAAAGAATTTCTGATGAATAGATAGAACATTACCTATATCGAATCTTCTGTTATCACCTTTGAATACTTTATATAGTATAGCTATCTTTTCATATCTAGGTTTATCTTGTATCTGGTCTACAATAGCTTGTTTGTATTTAATCTTTGCTATATTTAAAGTTCTGAAATAAGTATTACGATAGTTATTAAGATTAAGAATAAAAAACTTTTCTTTACCTTTTCTATCTGTACTTAATCTAATCTTTAAAGGACTTACTATCTTATACATATTAATATCCTCCCCAGGCTATCTCATATTTATCTCCCTCTATTCGGGTTAAGGTAAAGTATAAGCGTTTAAGTTCTTCTACATTTTCTTGAAAAGGTATTAAGTAATCTATATAATCTTTCCCTTGATAACAAGCCTGTTCTATAGCTACCATTATATTATCTATATTACTCTTTCTTGCTATTGCTTGCGCTTGTATTCTATCTAACATTTAGTCCTCCAGTAATACACATTTAATTTTACCATCAACTATAGGTATAGGAGTTACAGCAAAGCTATCTTTCTCTACATACCCATAAAGAAATCCAGCCTGCCAATTGGGGTCATCTATATACTCTGGGTTTAAATCACAAAGACAGAAGCTTTCAAACCAAGCTAAATATCTTTCTGGTGTTCTGTAAAAGTATGCTGACCCACGATGAGTGTGCGAAGATATACCACTACTGTCGTGCTTTTCAAGTTCTCCACGTGCTGTATAGGCTGAGAATTTTCTTACCATATCACCGTGGATAATTTTTAAGCTTCCTAGTTTAAATCCTTTATCTTTATACTCAATATTAAATTTATCTAACCCTAATAAGTTTGGTAACTTTAAAGCGTCAAGACTATATAGTTCAGGATGTTTCTTAAGATAACGTTCTAATCTTGAGCAATTACCAGTAATAGCAACCTTACCATCTATGCGAGTAATTAAAGTACCGTTGTTTGTAGTTAAACAATAACTATAGTCATCATATTTTATCTTTTTAAGACTTTGTTGAGCTTGACCATACTTGTAATTAGTTTGAAACATTACAGTTTTTGTATTGTTTATAGTATTAAATCCACTTCTACCTTCAATCTTAACTTTAGTAGCATATCCATTTTTTATACACGCTTCCTGTAAGATATCTATATCGTGCTGATTAATACTATAGAAATAATTTCTAGCTTCTTTCTGACAACCATCTGTAATAATAATTGTGCTTATAAAAGCTTTAAAGTGTTCCCCTGTTAAATTTTTAAATTCAGTTGGAAATTGTTTTTTATTGTTTAACATATCCCTTATTACTCTTGCAGGTTCACCATATATTCTAATGTAATATGGTTGTAATTTATTTAAACCTGTTTTCTTGCAAAGCTTATAAGAGTATTTAATTTCCATTTCATCCAAGAGTTCTTTAAGTGCCTCTATTTTTCTCGGTTTACTTAACTTAAATTGTATTCTTACTTTATTAGGTAAACGTTTATCATTCACTAAACAACCATCAGTTACAACCCAAGTTAATAATCTAATTTCATTAGGTGTAAACTTCCCAGAATAAGGGGTAACTGTTTGAGAGCAAGGTCTAATCAAATGAGATAGCTTATTGACTTGTTGTTTATAAATATCCTTAGCTAATACTTTCTCGTTATTTAACAGGACTTCGTGTTTAGGTGATACAACTTGTTTAGTCATCCTTGTTTCAATCTCTATCATTTCTGGTTGATAAGATTTAATATAATCCTGTATACTATCTTGGACTATACAATCCTCTTTTATGTTATAGTTCAACAATTTAACTTTTCTTTTTTGCTCAACTATATCTTTTATATTCATCCATCCTTCAGTTGTTAGTACATCTGTTCTCTTATCTAAGCAATGATTACCTTTAACAAAGACTATTCTACTATTAGGAGATAAGTCTCTAAGTTTCTTAAAGAACTTTTGAGCTAAGTCTATTTCCTTTTGTAAACTATTAATTCTAGCAGGGTCTTTATCAAAAGAACTTACATCGTAGAAGTCTAGTATATCTCCATTAAGAATAATAGTATCTACTGGATGTTGCTCTAAGAATTCATATACTGCTTTTAAAGCTTTATCATCGTGATAAGGGAAATGTATATCACTTAATACTATAAATTTATTCTTCATTAAGTTTATCCTCCACTTGCTGTATTGTTAAAGACTTCTTACATTCAGGACATATAAAGAAAATTGTAGAACAATTAAGTTCTATAGAGGTTTTACAATCGGGGCAAATATCTTTACCACATATAGCACATCCCCAAAATGAATTAGATATTGCCACTTCTTTTCCGCAGCTGTCGCAAACATTAACAACCTCCTCTATAGTTTTAGTTACTTTCTTTTGCATTTAATCCCTCCAAGTCTTTAAGTTTAATCCACATAAAATATCCTGTTGATGTTTTACAGAATGCTTTATCATCTTTAATTCTTTCTATAAGATACCAATAAGATTTATCCTTAGTGTATAACTTATCACCTTTATTCATATATGCTCCTATTAATTTCTTTTACGATTTTTAAAAACTGTTGGTGCAATAATATATTTGCTTCGTCTATTTCTTTAAGACTATCTATTCCTTTTGTTTTTTTAAATAGTTTTATTTCTTCCCCATTAATAATTAAACAATAAGTAAATGTTCCCCAATCATTAAAAATACTTTCTTTGATTGTACAAATATTTTTAGGATTTATTATAATCTCGTCATTAAATAAATCAGTTATCTTTATTAGTTGCATTTAATCTCCTATTAGTTTCATCTATTATATCTTTCCAATAAGGGTCTAGTTCTACAGGAATATAGCAAGGGCTTAAACCTGTTTCACAATCCTCTATTTTAACATAAGGTAGTTGACATCTTGTACATAATATACTAGAGCAAGGTATATAATCATAACTTAACCAAGTTTCCCTATAAAAATATTTACATCTTCTCATTAGTTACTCCCTTCCAAGAATTGAGTTTTGCTACCATTAAATAACATTGGTATCATACGACAAGTACCCTCTCTATTCTTAGCTATTATTAGTTCTGCTTTACCCCTACTCATAGGGTTAGTAGTATATAGTTCATCTCGGTATAAGAACATAACTACATCAGCATCTTGTTCTATATCACCACTATCTCTAAGGTCTGATAGTATTGGTCGTTTATCTTGTCTTTGTTCTAACTGTCTAGATAATTGACATAAACAAAGAATAGGTACATTATATTTATTAGCTAATCTTTTTAAACCTCTACTGTTATTAGATACAACTTCAAACCTATCATAAACTTTTTTATTATTACTCCCCATAAGTTGAAGATAATCTATAACTATTAAATCGCAACTTCCTTTTTTATCTATCATCTTATTGATATTCTTTTCTATAGAAGTTAAGTTACATTCACTAGCATCATCTATAAATAAGTTTAACTTAGATAGTTGTTCACTAGCTTCTGCTACTCTAGTCATAGCATCCTCTGCCGTTACTCCACCATTAGTTAAAATATCATTATTTAATCCTGTTAATCTAAATACACTACGTTTAGTATATTGTGCAGACTTCATCTCTAATGAATGGAATAATACATTATGATTAGCTGATATATTCTCTGCTATCTGTTGAGCTAATGCTGATTTACCTACCCTTGGTCTAGCTCCTAAGATATATAGTTTTGATTTACATAAACCAGATAGAACATTATCTATCTTTTTAAATCCTGTAGATAAACCAAAGGTTTTAGTTTCAGAACTTAATACAGTATCTATCTCATCCATTACTTCGGTAACGCCTGTAAGAATACTTGTTAAATTATTATCTGTTTTGTTTAACATTAAGAGTTCTGATTGTGTTTTAATATGCTCAATAGCATTATCAATATCTTCACCCTTTTCTAATTGTTCTTTAGTTTTATCTAGTAAATATATTAACTTTCTTTTCTTAGAATACTTTATAATAATCTTACAAAGTTGTTTATAGTTAGCGGTAGTTATAACATTGGAAGCTAGGAGATTGATATAATCTCTCCCCCCAACTTCCTCTAGATGGTTTTCAAACTTTAGCTTCTCACTTACACTAACGATATCAGCAGGTTTATCTTTACTAACCAATTCAACAATAGAACTAAACAGTAGTCTATTACCCTCGGTAAAGAAATCGCTAACATCCAATAGATAAGATATAGACGAAGCTTTATGATTATCAACCATCATTATTCCTAAGATAGATTGTTCAGCATCTTCATTATATAATTCTGTTAAATCCACAATAAAATCCTTCATCATTAGTTAAATTTATTCTTAGAGTATTACCTAAAACCTTAATCATTATTCTCTCTACTAAAGGAATACTTCTATAATATAGAACTTCTTTTCTTCTTAATTGATTAAGTTCATCTTCACTCATTTTATAAGGAAAGTAAAGTTCCCCATTATGATGTGCCCAATAATGATGATATGTTTTCTTTATTGTTACCCACATTTATCTTTCCTCATAACAATATACGCTATGACATTGTATATTATTAATATCTGTTGCTTGTTTTTCTATATAGTATATACTTGAAATAATAAAAGATATAAATAATATAAAGAAAATATATTCTATATGAAAATTATATTTCATTATCATCTCCTATTACCCATAAGACTAAAGAACAAAACATAAATCCTAAAGTAAATCCTAATATTAAACTTAACAATATATCCATAATAATTACTCCTATAAAATTAAACTAGGGAATTTAGTTACTAAATAATCTATCTCTGGATTATTAATTCTAAGCTCACTAGGAAGCTCATTATAATATCTTTGTGCTTCTTCTAATGTATTTATATCCCATACAGATAAAGTCTTGTTATAATTACTATGAGTAGCTCCATATTCTTTTTGATATCTTTCCGCTACCCAACCTTTAGTCAGCTTATAGTAATGAGATATTCTATTATACTCTCTTAACCTTGGTCTTAATGTACTCTCACTTTGAGAACGTTCTTCAAGATATACTATATAATCATAGAGTATCTCAACTACAGAATGAAAGTAAAGCTCTCCCTTTTCCGATATTATTTTGTTATACTCGTTCTGTGTTAAGCGTACTTTACCATTAGTATCTTGAACACCATTCCTATTAAACTTAATTACTCTAGCTCTATGGATATCAAATCTTTCTAGTAGTATCTGATATGCTTCCTTAGCTTGCTTCTCATTTAATGTAGATACATAAGCAATCAATACTTCCTTACTAGTTAGCTTAGGAATATTAAGTTTTAATTGGTCTTTCTTTCTTGGCATTATTTTAAAATCCTTTGTAGGTTTCTGATATTATTAATTCTATCTCTATCACTTGGATGTAATATACTTTCTTCACTATATTTTTTTGTTGACAATTTAGCTAAAGCTTCTGGTAGTTTAGTAGTATAACCATATTGATATAAAAGTATTGTACTATATCTATCAGCTTCTAGTTCAACCTTATGTCTATAAGTTTTAATCTCTTGTTCTGTAGGTTGTCTACCCTTTTTAGAATATATAGAAGTTATATATTGTTGTCCTAGATTACTATGTCTTAATACAGCGTGTGCTACTTCGTGGAATACTACACTTCTTAATTCATCTTCTGTTAATATATTTACTGTTTTACTTGATAATGTAATATTATTGTATCGAGTATAAGTAAGAGGTCTAGGAAAATCTATTACTCTAAAGGTGCATATAATTTTATGTTCATTACATACTGGCTTAGCTAGATTAACTATACCCTCTAAGTCTTTTAATGTAGCTCCATATGTAGGAAGAGTTAGTAATAATCCTAT